AATCAATAGGACCAAGACCACGCAGATAACCAACACGGCTAAACAGTTTTAGATGCTGGATGTCAGTTGTAGTTGTAGCAACAGGAGTGTCCGCATTCACCTGGTAGTCATAGTGCTTCACACCATTGACCAGACGAATCGTAACTGCACTAGCTGGAACCAAAGTTAGGTTATTGACCTGACCGTTAGAGCCGTAAGACTTTAGCCAAAATGCGTTGCCATCCAAAGCCATAGAAACCACAGTCTGAAACAAGAAGTCTCTTTTAGTGTCTAAAAAGTTTGGCTTGTTCACTAGCACAGGGTTTTCGACTGGCATCTCCATGCCTGTGGCATAACGGAAAGTCTGCATCGGCATTTTAGAGATAGGTGTCGCGATGATCTGAATAGACCTGTAAACCGCTGTAAGAGTTAAAGCTTGATTAGGTCCTGCACCCATGTCAGAACGAGTAGGCCAAACTGGAGTAGAACCACGAGTTTCTCGGTCTCTACCCATAAGCCTGTCAAATATATTTGCCATCTGTCTGCGAACTTATAGCACAGTTACGACAAAGTCAAAATACTTGCAAGCCATATTCTTGGTGTGTCGCAGAAACATATAAAGCCATAACTGTCGCCATTAGAGCATCAACATCGCCTAAAGATTCCTTACGACTAATAAGCCAAGTCTCGCCAGTGTATTTAGCAATGCCTTTAGGGCTTTGAAGTTGCAGTAATGGGTCGTTTCTATGTTTCACAATGCCAGCACTAAACATCGCGTAAACAGTTGAACAAGCAGAACTAATCTCTTTAGTCCACAACTGCCAAACAGGTAAACCATCAACTTTCAGTAACTTAGCCAAGTTAGGTAGTTGCCTATCATCCAAAGTTACAGCTGACACATTTCCCCTGGCATACAACTCTTTTATCTTGTTATAAAGAACACGCTCAGTAGCACCAGCAAAAGTAGCGACAAGTTCCGTCTCATAAGTTCCATCCTCACATTTACGTGCAGCCGCAATAGTTGCAAACTCCCAGTTCTTAGTGCGATCTACAGACAAGACCACGTTCTCTTGTTTAGTGATTCCATCGCCTGATGCTCTAGCAAAAAGTTCTGATGCTATCCAAGAGTTAGCGGTGCCAGCAATGAACTGATTTAGGCGGTATCTTCGAGCTTCATGTTCAGGGATAGACCTGATATCAGAGAGCACAGTGTTTATGTCAAGTCGCCCAGCGTCAATAGATGGGTTAGCCATCTTTAGAGCCAAAGGTTCATCAACCTGTGCACCATCCGGAGCCTGCCAACAAAAAAACCCGATACGCTCTAACTCTGGGTCGCCCTGTGCAGCTGCGGTTCCAAGTTTGTATAGATCTATTAGCGTTTCACTTGACTGGTCTCCAGCAGTAGTAATGCCGATAACCATGCCGTCTTTACGTTGAGCAGTTCCCAAAACAGCAGCCGACCACATACCTGTCTTAGCCAAATGTAGTTCATCGAACAGACACAGCGACATAGGGATACCTTGCAGAGCAGATTCTTTAGCAGCCTTGACATCGTATCTACCAGAGCCATCAGCCGTTAGGATTCCACGCTGTTCAGTAGCCTTTTTGAAACGTTTAGACAACCACTCATTTTGCTGAATAGTAAACAACACTCTGGAATAAATGATTCGGGCTTGGTCAGTGGAAGATGCCAAAGAAATAACTTGAGCACCCTGATTATGTAACAACAAACCATAGATGCCCAGAATCGCACCCAACAAAGACTTACCGTTCTGACGCCCCATAGAAACAACGACTTGCCTGTAACGCAACTGACCAGGGTAAAGCGGATGAGTCATCGGGTAACGTTCCAACATGTGCCTCAAAAGCCACTTCTGCCACTCATCCAAATGCAACCCATCAGGCTGTTCAGGTGACTTCCATGCAAGGTTTACAAGCTCTATGAGACGGTCGCCATCAGTGTGAAAGTTAGGTTGTAAAGGCTTAGTGTAGATAGATGGGTAACGAACCCCACGCTTTACTGCACTCATCGTTTGAGAATCGCCTCTAACGGATCATGTTGATTCTGGTCGCCCAAAGACCGCTTTAGTTCCAGGTAAGTTTTGCGAAGTTCCGCAGCAGTCGAAGTGTTTGCCTTAGTGTCAAAGTCGCTAGCTAGTGCCAGGCAAATGTGAGCCAAAATCTTTTGGTCCAACTGTAGTTCTAAACCTTGTAACCACTGTTCTAATACTTCCCTGACCATCTCGGTCCTCTCTCTCGGATAATCTGCCTATTCGGTGAAAATGCCGAAACTTGCGTGGGATGAAACGGCACCCATAGAAAAAACCCTACCACCTCGGACAAGGATGATAGGGCTATTCTGGCGGCTCATTTCTCAGACTATTGCCACCGCTCGTTAGACCAGGAGATCCGTTCGAGAACTTTATCTTGTTTGAATCCGTTGCATCTACGACACATGGACTGCAGGTTGCTGATGTCATGGTTAGGTGGGTCGCTTGCGATCATGTGGTCGATAGTCCAGTCGTTACCCTCTAAGTCTTTACCGCATCTAGCACATACTGGTTCGAGTATGGTCTTAGCGTAAGCTCTAGCCTTTATCCACTCTTTACTGCTATGCCAGTCAGCCATTAGTATTCCCTAACACACTCACATGGTACACGCTTTTCAGCATCTACATCGACTTGCTTGTATACCCATCCGTCACCATCACAGTATTCACATACAGGGTCTTGTTCTTTATCCATTTAGGTCTATGTCCTTTTCGTTTAGTTTTGCTTGGAATAGTTGGATAACTTTTATTGCCTCATTGAGTCCGTCATTGAAACCGATTTCGTAAGGGTTATCTGCCTGTTCTACTTTGTATTCTCTTAGTACGTCAGTGATAGATGCGATCGTTATAGTCACGCCTGTGTGTACCAGGTGTTTGATGTCAGACATTGTGTCGTTTCCTTATCTCTGTGATTAGTGCTTGAGTTGTTTGAGCTTTGTTAGCCCAGAACGCTCCTGAACCAATAGTCAATGACTGGGCGAACCAAAGGTTCTTGTGAACTTCTAACAGTTCTAACACTTCTTCAATAGCATCTTTACGACCTGCGAGGATGTTGTCTCTTACACGCTCGTTATAGAAGTTTCTAGTCATCACCATGTTGTTGGTGTTTTCACGGCATTTGCATGTTGTCATAACTAATGCTCCCTCCCCTACTTCACTCATCTTTCACACTCCTGTATAGCTTGTTGTTCGGTTTCAAACTGTTGCCAGCAGTTGCTGTATTGGTCTTGCCAAAATGTCAGTATTCCTGCGAGTACCGCGAACATGGCTATAAGTGTTGCTACTGCATAGGTTGTTTCAGTCTTGCTTAGTCTCATTGTTGTCCTCCAAGATTCTGATTACTTTGTAAACTTCTTCGCTTACAGGCTGGTTTTTGAGTATGTCTAGGATGCGGTTGCGTTCAGCTGTGCGACCTAAACCAAATGCAGTGTTAGCAATGATGGCTGCTTTTTCTGCGACTTGGTCAGCGTGTTTCTTGCTCATCTCATGGCTCATGCTTTCCTCCAAACTCTAGCTAGACGACCTGAATCGGTTTTTGTAGTTCCAACAACATGAACGAGCCCTAGATCGTGTAAATGTTTTCTAGATGTTCTGATGTGTTGGTCGCTGGCTTTAGGTGCCTGTCCGATGTAAACCAAGTTTGTGTATGCCTGGCATAGTTCTGGGTCGGTCATCTCTGACAGTTCAAGTAGTTTCAGGATTACGGTTCGCACGTTTACTGTGTGGTCGTTTGAAATGCTTGCAGCTGCGAGTTGTGATGTTAGTGGGTCATTGAGTCTTGCGTGGATCATCTTTTGTTCCTGAACTCTACGATTACCCCGATTAGGTAGACGAATCCGATGGCGGTGATTATTGGGTAACCTACGCTTGGGTTTTCATCTCTTAGGTCGAGTAGTTGGATGAATCCGAAAGTAGACATGATTATGCCTAGGACGGTTAGTGTTTTCATTTTGTTGCCTCTCTGTTTTCAGCCGTTGGTGGCTGTATTTGTAGTTTATACACTTCCGCGCGTGATTATCTAGTGTGTCGCAGTATTTGTTACCTTTTTGTGACCATCATCAGAATCGTCTTCTAATGGGTCGTAGAGAGCCTGAAACCCTAAAGCGACCTGACTATCGGATGTGACCTGTATAAGCCCGCCTAGAGCCTCCTGTGGCTTTTCTGTGTGCTTGTGAGACCTACGCCAAGACTTAACCAACACGACAGCATCATGTTCATCAGTTTCGATTTCAGCCCCACAAGAGCACACT